GCCTTCTAAGCAGTCGGTCGAAGGTTCGAGTCCTTCGCGAGTCGCTAACGGACTGGTATACATCCGTGCTCACATCTCCGAGAGAAAAAAGAATCGGAACAACAACCCATGTGAGAGAGAGGTGGGATCCCTCTTGGACCCTGTTACTGGATGATCAACTGATCACTGATCATCGGTAACAGTATTCTCAATCCTCAGTAGCTCAGCGGCAGAGCCATCGACTGTTAATCGATTGGTCGTAGGTTCAAATCCTACCTGGGGAGTGATTTTTTGGGAGTATGGCGGAATCGGTAGACGCACCAGACTTAAAATCTGTTGGGCATTATGCCCGTGGGAGTTCAAGTCTCCCTACTCCTATTAGTTTATATGGTTAAAATCAAATTAACCGTGCTATAATATGGGGGACTTCGGTCCTCCTTTTTTAATGCGCTACCTTCTCCACCCCCTCACGGTGATGAACCTAATGATCTGTGGATCTTTGGGAATTATACAGTCACTGCATACACATGCACACCATACTATGGAACACGATGTAGATAGTTATGTCACAGCGTTTCTCAAAACCAATCAAGAATTTTTGGAAAGCAAGTGCTACGAGATTGAGTAAGATACCAGAGAGGTACTTGCTGCCGTTGACACGATTGAAACTCTAAACTGAGTTACTACTATATAATATGAAGGAAAAGGGGGGACGAGTTTCCCCCTTTTTAAGTCTTGTTTAATAGTAACACCATGGACAATATTAGAGTAAGGTGTGGTGCCTGTAATAAAGAATTAGAATCAATAAGTGGCAAAACCGTATGTTGTGGTTGCCCTAATATGACGAGTCTGAGAGGAGATCGTATATCTGCTAAAGATATGGGACAAGTAATTATGCTTAATTATCCCAACAAAACTGCTAAAGATGCGTTATCAAATCAAGATTTAATGTGGCAAGAAGAGCGTCGTAAGCGTAAAGTGCGTCGTTTAGACTTTGAAATTAGATAAATAAAAATACTTGGATCAACAACTCACCTGTAGCTTTAGTGGGGAGGTTCAAGGGAAGAATTTTTAAAACCTAAATGAATAACAAAAGCTCTATCGAGTCTGAAATACGAGAGGTCCATGCAAGATTGGACGCAATCGAAAGAAAGCAAGATATGTTGCGAAAGTTATATCAACAAACCAGGGAACACGATCAAAGATATGTTCATCGTCCATTTGGACACAAATTTGAATTAACATAGTATTTAAAGTATAATTAGAGATATACTCCGTAGTTTTAAACATGGCTCATCGTTTCGATCAGATTAACCCTGAGCACTGCTATACTAAACAAGAAGTTGATCGTCTAGTAAAAGAATCTATTGAAGAAGCTATGCGAAAGCATAATCGCACAGCAAGTCTTATTAGTGCAATTTTGGGATCGATATGCCTTGCCTTATTTTTAGATGGCACTCTTCGCCTTCTAGGAATCATTCCACCATTCATGGATATTGATATCAGCATCATTAATAAACTTACAGAAATCCTTCGCGAAACTGCTTGACTAGATAAGGTACTTCCTTTATAATATACAGGTAAACAAACGGAGCAATGACGCTTACTTCAAAGTTTAAGAAAGATCTGCAGACTCTACGCGCTGCTGCCAACAAAGAAATTTTTCTTGATGTGAAAAATGAAAAACTTTATAAGAAAGTAAAACGATATTATGAAAAAGAAGGTCTGATTGAATTCACTGGTGAACCCTTGGAAGATTATGATATTCTGATGGATGTAATTGCCGAAGATCTTCAATCCGTTGAAGTACAATGACAGTATTGAAAAAACCAACCGTTCTTTTTGAGCGGTTTCCTTATCGTTATGTTGAGTGTGGCACATTGGAAATCAATGGTATGCCAGACTATCGTATTCAAAAAGCAGATAGTTATACCAAACGCTATCGCGATATGTATCTTCTAGACAATCAGATGCAACTTCTGACTGCTATGGAAGACTTTGAATACACCAAATGGCTGGATCCCGAAGGGGTTCCATGCTATATCAAAGACTCGGTATCGTCTCAAAACTAGCCCTGGTGGAGTCATTATGACCCTAAGGTTTCTTGCTTTTCCTAAGAGCAAGTGGTGCGGATGGATTTAACTCCTGCCCTGTTTCTTGCTTCAGGATAAAGAGCAAGTGGCGAGCCTGCAAAGACCTATACTAGGGGGGTTGTAATGACCCCCCTTTTTTGGTATAATTTAGAAAAGTATTATTGAATATGAAAGTAGCTTTAATCACAGGAATTACTGGGCAGGATGGTTCTTATCTTGCAGAGTTTCTTCTGGCAAAGGGATATGAAGTTCATGGAATTATTCGTCGTACTTCTCAAATTAACACTGGAAGAATTGATCCATTCATCGAAAGACTTACTAATCATTATGGAGATCTAACTGATAGTAGTAATCTCATTCGTATTATCAAAGAAGTGCAACCAGATGAGATCTATAATCTAGGTGCTCAGAGTCATGTAAAGGTATCCTTTGAAATGCCTGAGTATACTGGTATGGTTGATGCTATGGGAACTCTCCGTATTCTTGAGGCGGTTAGATTTCTTGGTTTAGAGAAAAAGACACGCATCTATCAAGCATCTACTTCAGAACTTTATGGTAAAGTTCAGGAAGTTCCCCAAACAGAAACTACACCATTTTATCCACGCTCACCCTATGGTGTTGCTAAGATGTATGGATATTGGATTATTAAAAACTATCGTGAAGCATATGGTCTTCATGCAAGTTCTGGGATTCTTTTTAATCACGAATCACCACGAAGAGGTGAAACTTTTGTAACCCGTAAGATTACTCAGGGATTGTCTCGTATTTCTGTGGGTCTGCAAAATGTTCTTTTTCTTGGTAATCTTGATGCGAAGCGTGATTGGGGTCACGCAAAAGATTATGTAAAAGCAATGTGGATGATGCTTCAACAGGATGAACCTGATGATTATGTCATTGCTACTGGTGAGCAATATTCTGTTCGTGATTTTGTAGAGGAGGCAGCACCATACTTTGGATTTGATATTGAATGGATGGGAAGTGGCACTGATGAAATTGGTATAGATAGAAATACCAAGAGGACTATTATTTCTGTTAACGAGAGATATTTCAGACCAACAGAAGTAGAGTCTCTATTGGGTGATGCTACAAAAGCGAAAGAAGTATTAGGGTGGGAACCCGAAATCTCTTTCAAGGAACTTGTTGAGGAGATGTGCATTTATGGACAGTGAGTCTAAAATCTTTGTTGCAGGGCATCGTGGTCTAGTTGGATCAGCGATTGTTCGTAATTTAGAAGAGAAGGGATTTGAAAATGTTTATTGGGTTGCAAGGGATGTTTGTGATCTAAGAGATAAGAATCAAGTTCAACAATATTTTGAGCAAGCAAAACCAGATTATGTTTTTCTTGCTGCTGCCAAAGTTGGTGGAATTATGGGTAATAAGATGTACCCCGCAGAATTCATCTACGATAACTTGATGATTCAAACAAATGTTATCGATGCCTCTTACAGAAGTGGTGTTAGAAAACTTTTGTTTCTAGGATCATCTTGCATTTATCCAAAACATCCCAATATTCCCATCACTGAAGATCAGTTGATGACGAGTCCTTTAGAGGAAAGTAATAGTGCATATGCAATTGCAAAAATTGCTGGTATGCGTATGTGTCAAGCGTATAGGGATCAGTATGGATTCAACGCTATTTCTCTAATGCCTACTAATCTCTATGGTCCTAATGATAATTTTGATCTAGAGACATCTCATGTACTTCCTGCATTGATTGCTAAGTTTCATGGTTCTCTTGGTAAGAGTGAGCACTGGGAAGTGACTTTATGGGGAGATGGATCGCCAATGAGAGAGTTTCTTCATGTTGATGACCTAGCAGAAGCTTGTTATCTTTGTATGGATAAGTACAATGATGCTGAACATATTAATGTTGGAACAGGTGAAGATGTAACTATCAAAGATTTGGCAGAGATTGTTAAAGATGTTGTTGGATATGAATATGACATTAATTGGGACACCTCAAAACCAAATGGAACTCCCCGTAAAGTTATGAATGTTGATAAGATTAAATCTCTAGGGTGGGAACCTAAGATTAGTCTTAGAGAAGGTATTGAATCTACTTATAAGTGGTATAAAGAAAATGACAAAAGTTAGTACTATAACTGCTTGCTACAAGATGGAGAAATATATGGAAGGTTTTCTAGTAAACCTTTCAGAACAAACTCATAGCGACATAGAAGTCGTTATGGATCATAATGATCCCTCTGATGAAGAAGTTGCAATGATTGAATCATATAATGAGATATATGATAATATCTTTCACATTCAAGTAGAAGGTGTTGATCCTTTAGGTGTTTCTTGGAATCGTTGTATTGAAAATTCATCAGGAGATTATCTTTGTATTTGGAATGTTGATGATTTAAGAACTCCTGACTCCATTGAACAGATGGCGAATGTTTTGGATGAAAATCCAGATGTTGATTTTGTTTATGGTGACTTTACTATTGTTCCTGAATTTCAAACAACTCAGGGGCAGTATGTCAATAATGCTGGTAGAGAAGATGAATTGAAAAGTGGAATGATTCTTGGACCTTTCTTTATGTTTAGAAAATCTGTTTTAGAAAAAACTAAAGTATTTGATGAACAATTAGTATCTGGTAATGATTATGACTTGGCGATTCGTCTTGCATATAATGGTAAGGGTATGTATATCGCACATAACTCTGGTTACTATTTAAATGAAGGAATGGGATTAAGTACTAGACCTGATAGTAAACAGGCACTAGAGAGAACTGTAATTGAAATGCGTTATGGTATTCCAGTTATTGAACCTCGTCTTGAGAATGCTGCAAGAGAATATGACATAAAAAATATTCACATTGATGGTGAAAAATATCCAGCAAATCAATTGGTATGAGATCTATGAAAATAATTGCACTGTTACCATTTAAAAACGAAGAGTGGTGTTTGCCATCATATCTGCATAATACTTTAAAGGTAGTTGATGACATCATTGCTATTGATGATGGATCTACGGATAATTCTTTAGAGATTCTAGAAAATGCTGGAGCGAAGGTATTTTCATCAGAGAAGTTAAGAAATTTTAATTCTGGTTGGTCTGAAGGATCTATTAGAGCAGAGTTGTTAAAGTTGGGTAGAGAAGCGGGGGGAACTCATTTCTTATGTCTAGATGCTGATGAATCTCTGAGTAATAATTTTGTAAAAATTGCAGATCAAGTATTTCCCCAACTACAACCAGGACATAAAGTTGCAATGCAATGGTTAGCATTGTGGAAGAGTTATACTCATTACCGAAATGATGCAACTGTATGGAGTAATAATTTTAAAGATTTTATTGTTGCCGATCACCCGTCATTGAGTTACAACTCTGAGCAGCATATGCATCTGGGTAGAACTCCAGTCAGTCCAAATGAATCTGGACAGTCCCATTGGTTGAGACTCGCTCCTCAATATGGTACAGTTTTGCATTATCAATTTTCTGCCTATAATAATTTTCAATTAAAGCAAGCTTGGTTTAGATGTTCTGAACTTATTCAAGCACCAGGAACAGAATTAGCAATTAATTTAAAGTATTCAATTACTCTTCTCGATTCCAATGTTGGTCTGAGTAAGATGCCCAAAGAATGGTATATAGATATTCCAACACCTAAAGTTACTAACTTCGATCCAGATTGGAGTGAAGAAACTTTTATGAGAAAGGATTTACTTCCAGGTATCATGAAATACTTTGATGATTATGGTGTTGAGTATTTTAAAGGACTTGATATCTGGCATATTCCACAATTAAAGGAAAGACTTGATGAGAAAAATTAAAGTTGCTTTTATTAAATTCTGTGGTATGGCAACAGGTGGAACTGAAAAAGTTTTACAGACAGTTGCTGCAAATCTACCTAAAGATAAGTTTGAGGTAGATTTTTACTACTGTGATTCTGCACCATATATTGGATCTGATTTTATTCATCCAGATAATGATCCTTCTAGGGAAAAATATTGTCGTCAAAATGGAGTCAATCTAATCAAGTTTTCCGTTGGTAATAAAAATCTAACTGTACCAACACATGACTGGGTTAATACTGATTTTTGGGAAGTATTTGATGAGAATAATTATGATGTGATTCAAACTGGTAGAGCTGGTCATCCAGAATATCCTTTTACTCATATTCACAAAACGCCAATAGTTGATAGTATTCATCTAGCGGGAATGGCGGAGGATAAGGAAAATGTATATAAGACTATTCTCATCTCTCAAGAACAAAGACAAAAATGGATCAATGCTGGAGGACCTGCTGATAAATCAATAATCATCCCAAATCCAGTTGAAATACCAAAATGTGATTCTAAATTTGAAACTAATGGTAAGTTTGTATTTGGATTACATCAGAGAGATGACAATGGTATTTTCTCTCCAATACCTTTAGAGGCATATGATGAGATTGAAAGTGATGATACAATGTTTTTTATTCTTGGTGGTGGATCTAATTATAGAAAACAAGCGAAGGATCTTGGACTAAGAAGTGTTTTCTTTCTTGAAAAGACTAGTGAACTTAGTGTGATTCATAGATTTCTCAATAGTTTAGATGTATATGCTCATGGCAGAGCAGATGGGGAGCAGTGTTCCTGTGCTATAATTGAAGCAATGTCTCATTCATTACCTGTTATTAGTCATACCGCACCTAGTATGGGTCATAAAGAACAGATAGGTGACGGTGGTGAAGTAGTTATTGATTACTTTGCTTATGCTCAGGTAATGCGTGAGATGATGGAATATCCAGAATATAGGAAAAAATGTTCTGAGAATTCAAAGAAACGATATGATGAAATATATGATATCGATGCAATTATTGAAAAATATTCTTCTATCTACGAGGAAATAGTGAATGGATGATGTCTCTTACAATAAACATAATGAACTTTATGCTGAGAATGCTGCTTTTACTAGAGAAAAACTAGCACATGAAAGGCAAAACATTGAAGACTTTAAATTTCTCTATCAGGATGATGTTCCTCATGGTGATGTCCTAGATAATAGTGAATTCAAAACTGCTATCGATATTGGTTCTGGAACTGGTTGGTTTGCAAACTATCTTGTAAATGAAAGAAAGTATACTAAGGTATATGCTATTGAACCATCCGAATCTGCAATCAATATTGCAAATAGAATTTATCCAGATCAAAAGAAAGTAAAATACTTACAAGGGTTTGCTGAAGAACAGTTATCTAAAATCAGGATAACTAAACCTGCTTTGTTTTCTACTTTATGTGTACTAACACATTTAGAAGATGAAACGGTTATTTCAATCTTGAACTCAATGAACAAGATTGCTAAATCTGGATCTGTTTTTACTGCTTCTGAAGCTTGGGGTCCTAGACATGTAGAACCTGCTTGGAATATCAGACCTCCAGAATGGTGGGTTGAAAACTTAGATGGGTGGGAATTTGAATTTTATTCTGATTATGTTTTACCCCACCCAAATGATCAAATTCGTTACAAAGGATTTATTGCAACTAAGTCATGATTACATTTAATAACCTAGGAAACTTGGGTAGACTTGCCAATCAAATGTTTCAGTATGCTTCTCTGAAAGGTATTGCTGCAAACAGAGGATTCGATTTTTGTATTCCACCTGAAAGTAGTTTTGGTGAAATTGATCCTTTGGTTAAAAATGATCCTCTGAATCTTTATAGTTGTTTTCATGTTGATGAAAAATCAACTTTGGGTATGTATCCTAACCAAATGCTTCATGAAAGAATGCATACTTTTGATGAAGAGTTATTCAATAATTGTCCTGATAATGTAGACTTGTTTGGATATTATCAATCACCCAAATATTTCAATCATATTCAAGATGAGATCAGAAAAGACTTTTCTTTTTCAAAAGAACTTAATGATACTTGTGATGATGTAATTAATACTCTAGGTGGTGGTGATGTTATTTCATTACACATTCGCAGAACAGATTATATTGCAAATCCAAATCATCCCCTACAACCTATGGAGTATTATTTAAATGCTCTAGAACAACTTCCAGAACTTCCTGTTATTGTGTTCTCTGATGATCCTGAGTGGTGTGATGAGCAGGA